GTCGAGGCCCCCGACGACGCGATCTTCGGCCAGGCGGTCGTGACCGGCGCGGCCATCGCGAATCTGCAACTGGAACAGCTTCGGCAGGCGGATGCACTGCGCCTTGTCACCGGCACATACTGAGGAGACGACCATGGCAACGACAGACCAGATCAATGACCTGATCGCCAACTACACCGACCTGAAGGCGTTCTACGAGGGCGAGCGCTCGGCGCTGGAGCAGGCTCGCGCAAACCTGCCGTCACAGATCATGCGGATGATATACGTGGACGAGGTCAACGGCCTGCCCGGCGGTGACGGAACCCTTGAGGCGCCATATCCGACCATCGACGCGGCCATCGAAAGCTACAAGCTCGGCCAGCACGCCCGTATCCGGCTGCTGTCGGACGTGACGTGGAGCAAGGCGCACAACGGGATGTCCGGGCAGTTCGATATCGGCGGCTTTGCCGCGGACGGCGTGACGGCACAGACGCGGACGATCACGCTGGCGGATGAAGCCGCGAACGACGCATCTCTGGCAGCCGGCGTGACCATGATTTTCGGGGCCCTGCGGTTTGCGGGTGTCAACCTCGTTCTCGGGGGCGGTTCCAAGCCGTGGCATTTCCGGTCCGAGGGTCACATGAACTTCGCCTTTCGTGGCAGCACACTGGACGGCTCCGCCGGCGGCAGCGAGGCACTGTTTACCCCGGCGGCAGGCCGCGGCAGCATAGGCGTGGCGACCGTTACGATTACCAGCATGGGCGGGCGGTGGATCGACGGTTTTGCCGCCGGCACGTCCATCGCGCCGGCCGACAGCGGCGTCCTCGTGGACCCCGCCATTTCCAACGCATGAGGTAAGACATGATCACCCTGACACATGACGGGCGGACCTACGCCAACTGGACGGCCGCCGACCTGCTGGCGGCCGGCGTGCCGGCGGCTGCCATTCACGCGGCCCGGCTCAAGGAGGCCGAGCGGCAGGTCGACGACATCCACCGTGCCCTGCTGGCCGAGCTGACCGGGCGCAAGCCGGCGGAAGAGCGCGACACCTGGGCGCCCAAGGAGGTGGCGGCGCGGGGCTATCTGGACGGCACGGCCAGCGCCACCGACGCCGCCATGATCGAGGCCGAGGCGGCCGGCGACGTAATAACGGGCACCGAGCTGGCCCAGATCGTCGTTGCCAAGGCCGATGCGTTCAAGGCCCTGGTCGGTGCCGCCGGCGCCATCAAGCGGCAGGCCAAGGCGGCGCTCGCCGCCATTCCCGCTGACGCGCCCGGCCCGCAGGCCGATATCGACGCTGCGCTCACCACCATGCGCACCGCCGCCGCGGCGCTGCGCCAGGAACAGTCCTGAAGGAGGACCAGACAATGCCCACCAACTTCCTGCACGGCATCGAATATGTCGAAATCACCGACGGCATCCGCCCGATCCGCACCGTCCGCGGCGCGATCATCGGGGCCGTCGTCACAGCGCCCGACCGGGACACCACGAAGTATCCCGCCGACACGCCCATCTTCATCACCGGGCCGCGCCAGGCGGCCGAGCTCGGCACCACCGGCACCGCCAAGGACGTCTACACCCAGATCTATGCCTATGGCGTCAACCGGGTGATCATGGTCTTCGTCGAGGAAGGCGCGACCGACCCGGAAACCGAGACCGCCGTGATCGGCGATCCGGTCGCCGAGACGGGCATCTACGCGCTCAACCTCGCCCGCGCGGTGCTGGGGATGGAACCCGACCTGATCGGCGCGCCGGGCTTTACCACGCCGGCCGACCCGGCCGTCAAGAACCCGGTCGCCGTGGCGCTCGACACGGTGGCCACCGGCCTCAAGGCCGAGTTCGCCGCCCAGGGGCCGGTGACGGGGCTCGCGGACCGGACGACCTATGCCAATCTCTGGTCCTCGCGCTGGATCAGGCTGCTGGCCAACCAGATGCGCATCTTCGACGCCGACGACGCGGCCGTCGTCACGCAGGAGGCGGAGGCCTCCTATCTCGGCGCGGTCGCCAAGCGCATCATCGAGAAGGGCTTCTGGTGGTCGGTCTCCAACAGCCGCGTGATGAGTGCGGTGGCGCCGGCGCAGCCCGTGGCCTACGTGCTCGACGACGGCGAGACGGAGGCGCACCTGCTGTCGGAACTGGGCTATGCCACCATCGTCCAGGACGACGGGCTGCGCTGGCTGGGCAACCGCACCCGTGCCAGCGACCCGCGCGACGCCTTCGCCACCACCGTGCGCGTGCGCCGCATGATCGGCGAGAGCATCGTGCAGGGCCAGCGCTGGGCACGGGACAAGCCCATGTCCGACCAGCTGGTGCGCGACATCGTCGACAGCGTGCAGGCCTATCTGGACCGGCTGACGGCGCGCGGCGCGATCCTGGGCGGCAGCGTCTGGGTCGACCCCGAGCTCAACACCAATGACAGCCTCGACATGGGCCAGCTCTTCGTCGACCTCGACTGGGGCGATGCCGCGCCGCTGGAGCGGCTGACCTTCAACATTCACGACACCAACGAATACAACAGCCGGCTGCTCGCCGACGTGCCGCTGGCCAGCTAAGGAGAGGACGACATGGCTTACCCCCGCGTGATCCGCAACTTCAACGCCTTCAAGGATGGCGAGAGCTATTTCGGGAAGGTGACCTCGGGCAAGCTGCCCGATATCAAGCTCAAGACCGAGAGCCACCGCGGCGCCGGCATGGACGGCGAATATGCCGTCGACATGGGGACCGAGGCGTTTCAGGTCGAACTGACCGTGGAGGAATACATCCGCGAGATGATCACCGCCTGGGGCACCCGCGACCGGCTGGTGCTGCGCCCCGCGGCGCGGGCGCGCACGGACGCCTTCGACGACGCGGCCGCCTACATCTTCACCATGGGCATTCTCAATTCCGGGCTGGAATTCGACGAGCTGAAGGCCGGCGAGGCGTCGAAGATGAAGATCACCGGCGAACTGGACTTCTTCAAGGTCGAGAAGGACGGCGAGGAGCTGATCAAGATCGACATCGAGAACGGCGTGCGCGTCGTCGGCGGTGTCGACCAGCTCGCCGGCATCCGCGCCGCGATGGGTCTTTGAAGGGGGATTGAACGATGGCTGAAATCACCCTGCAAACCCCCGTCAAGCGCAAGGACGAGAAGATCGCGAAGGTCACCTTGCGCCAGCCCACGGCCGGTGAGTTGCGCGGCCTGAGCCTGGCACGGCTCATGCAGATGGACGTGGGCGCGATCATCACGGTCGTGCCGCGCATCTCGCAGCCGATCCTCGACGAGGCCGAGGTCGCGGCCCTCGGCCCCGTGGACTTCGCCGCGATCGCGCAGGAGGTGGTCGGTTTTTTCTTCTCGGCCGCCGACCGCAAGGCGCTGGAGGAGGCGAGCCTCTAGAGCTGCCCGACGACCCCGGCGATGCCATGGCCGACATCGCCGCGGTCTTTCGCTGGCCGCCCTCCGAGACCGGCGCGATGAGCGTGGAGGCGCTGGCCTATTGGTGGAGCAAAGCGCGCGACCGCGCGCCCGGCGGAGTCGGCGATGACTGATCTGAACATGCAGCTTGTCCTGCGCCTGATCGACCGGGCCACCGGCCCGGCGAAGGCCGCGCTGCAGAAGGTCGAGCGGGCCGGCGCCGCGATGGAGCGCTCGGGCAACCGCAACATCGCCCTGGCCGACCGCATGGCCGAAAAGAACCGCGCGCGGTCGGCGGCCATCCAGGGCGAGACGGCCCAGGTCATCGGCCTGGGCGCGGCATTCTGGGCGTTGACCGAACCGGCGATCCAGGCCGAAGCGCGCATGGCCGAGGTCGGCAAAACCGTGGAGTTCGCCAACAAAAACGGCCTCGACAAGCTGAAGCGCGATATCCAAGTGCTCGTGACCGACCAGGGGCTGGACGCAAAAGCCGGGCAGATCATGGATATCGTCGCCGCCGCCGGCAGGCTGGGCGTGGTGGACAAGAGTCTGCCCGATGCCGAGAAGCGCGAAGCCTATATCGCCTTCGCCACGCAAGCCGCGAAGGTCAGTCGTGCATTCGGGGTCAGCGCGGAAGACGCGGCAATCTCGATGGCGCGCTGGCGTAACAACCTGGGCCTAAGCGCCGAACAATCGTTGCTCCTGGCGGATCGGGTAAATTTCCTCGGAAACAGTTACGGCACGACCGAGGCGGCCATACTGAAGGTAATGAAGGACCAGGCGGCATATGCTAAGCAGGCCGGCTTGACCACGCACGAGACCGCGGCGCTCACCACCGCTCTGCTGGATGCCGGAGTGGCGCCGGCTGTTGCCGGCACCGGCATGAAGAACTTCCTGCGCGTTCTCACGCAAGGGGAGAGCGTCACCGACCGTCAGCGCAAGGCCTTCGAGGAGCTGGGCATCGCGCCCGGGAAGCTGGCGAAGGCGATGCAGGAGGATGCGACGCCGGCCATCTTCTCGGTGCTGGAGGCGCTCGAAGGCGTCGAAGCGCACCGAAAAGGGGCGATAGTCGGCCAGCTCTTCGGGCAGGAAAGCGTTGAGGCGATATCACAACTCCTCGGAAGCACGGATCGTTACCGCGAGATCGTGGAGGCCACGGCCGACGCGAACGCGATGCTCGGTCTGACGGAGGAGGAATATAAGAGGCAGGCCGACACCACAGCAGCAGCGCGGCGGAGGCTGTTCAATTACCTCGAAAGGACCGCTGAAGTTATCGGCTCCAATCTTCTCCCCATGCTCAACGAGCTGATGGAAACCATCATGCCGGTGATCGGGCAGGTCACCGCGTGGGCCGCGCAGAACCCCGAACTGATCGAGCAGCTGGGCTGGATCGCCGCCGGGCTCTTCGGCTTCAAGCTGGGCCTTTTGGCTCTGCGCTTCGCCTTCGGGCCATTCCTGTCCATCGCGGCCGCGGCTGTGCGAAATTTCGGCCGGTTGCAATTGGCCTTCGCGGCCTTGACCCGGCTGAGGCCCTTGCGGCTGGCATCGCTGGTCAGGCCGCTCAAGTGGGGCGCCAAACTCATCCCGAAGCTCACCAAACCGCTCTGGATCGCAACCGCCGTGGGCAGCAAGCTGGCCGTGAGTGCGTTGTTCGCGCCGATCAAATGGGGGGCAAAGCTGATCCCGAAGCTCACCAAGTCGCTCTGGATCGCAACTGCGGTGAACAGCAAACTCGCAGTGTCGGCTCTGCTCAAACCACTGAAATGGGCCAAGGCCGGCCTGATCCAAACGATCACGACCGCCATGTGGATCGCGCAGGCCGGGGGCAAGTTCGCCCTGACGAAACTGGTCGCCCCGCTCAAGTGGAGCGCCGCGTTGTTGCCCAACTTCGCGCCGGCGCTGGCGCGGTTCGTGAAGTTCCGGATCGCGGCGACGGCGCAGATGGCCCGGCTCAGCGCCGCGTCCGCGTGGCATTCCGCGCTGATCGGCGGATCGTTCGCGGCGGGGCTCAAGAAATTCCTGCTGCGCGGCGGCGCGATCGGGACGGGCATAGGTCTCGGCCTTGGCATCAAGCCGGTCGAGAACGGCGAGCTGACGCCGGAGGCCGAGGCGTTCGACCCGACGCAGGAGAACCTCGACAAGGCAAGGCGGGACGCGGTCACCCGGCAGAAGGCCGAAGAGGCCGAAGACGCATCGCCGGTCATGGACTTCCTCGACCGGCTCGGGCTGGTCACGCCGGCGCCCGCGCCGAAGGGGAACATCCCGCCGCCGGACGCGGCACAACTGCCCGCCGACGACGCGACCCGCGCCGCCGCGCGCACCGTGCAACAGGCGGCCGCGCGCGACATCCTGCCACCCGAACGGCTGGACAATCTGCGCACCGAGGCGGCCGCGCTGCGCGGCGAGATCGCCGCGCTGGAAGAGGAGCTGGCACAGCCCAAGGGACCGGGCGACTTCCTTGCCTTCGCCGAGACCAAGGACAAACTCGACGCCAAAAAGGAAGAGCTGGCCACCCTTCAGGCCGAGATCGACCGAACGAAGGCGCGATCCGACAAGCTCAGGCGAGCCCTTCAGCTGCTCGCCGGCACGACGGTCGCCCCGGAAATCAACAGCGCCTCCATCGACCGGGCGCTCGAAAAGGTCCGCCGCCTGTCGCAGGGGCTGCGGTCGCTGCCGGACGGGACCGCGACCGGAGCAGCCCCCGGCCGGGCCGGGGCGCCTGCCGCCGGAGCAGCGGAAGACAAGCCCGAAGGCGCCCGCGCCCTGGGCGGCGCGGTGCGCGCGGGCTTCACCTACCGCGTCAACGAGCTGGGCGAGGAGTTGTTCACGCCGGGCACCAACGGCCGCGTGACCCCGGCGCGGGAGGCCGCGCCGCTCATCGCCGCGGCGGCGGCCTTCGGCGGCAGGCCGCTCGACGTCGGGGCGCTGCCCGCCCGCGCCGCGGCGGTGCTGACGGCGGCGGGGCTGGGTCTGGCCGCACCGGGCGCCGAGGCGGCAGGGACAGCCCCCGCCATTGCCGCCGGGCGCGGCCTGGAGGACCGCACGCCGGCCGTGCGCGTCATAGCGCCGGAGGCCGGGACGCGCGCCGCGCCGGGCACCCGCGACAACGCGCGCCCGGCCGCGCCCGCGCGCAGCCTGACCATGACGGTGGGCGACATCCACGTCCATGCCGCGTCGGGACAATCGCCCGAGGCCATCGCCCGCGCGGTGATGGAGCGGATCGAGCGCGCCCGCCGGCGCGGCGACGACGCCCTGCATGACGGAGGCCAGTATGATTGACCTGGTGATGATGGCGCTGGGCAGCTTCCGCTTCGGGATGCGCTGGGTGGACTATCAGCGCGCCACCCATCACGCCGCCTATCGCTGGGAGCAGCTCAACCGCGCGTGGCGCAAGCCGGCCGCCCAGTACGCCGGCCCCGGCGTGCAGACGATCACGCTGGAGGGCGTGATCTACCCCCATTTCCGGGGCGGGCTGCACCAGCTGACGGGCATGCGCGCCATCGCCGGCACCGGCGTGCCGCTCTTCATGACCGACGGGATGGGCTGGGTCTGGGACCGTTGGGTGATCGTCTCGGTCACCGAGACGAAGTCGCATCTGATGGCCGACGGCGCGCCCCGCAAGATCGAGTTCTCGGTCGAGCTGCAATCCTATGGCAGCGACAGCATTCTGGGCAGCGGCATTCTGGGGCTGATATGAGCGACTACATCACCACCGAGGGCGAACGGCTGGACCAGATCGCCTGGCGCGAGCTGGGCGATGCGCAGCTCGTCCCCGCCATCCTCGAGGCAAATCCCGGCCTCGCCGCGCAACCGGCCGCCCTGCCCGCCGGCCTGTCGATCCGGCTTCCGGCCGCGCCGGCGCCGAAACCCGTGCAGCCGATCCGGCTCTGGGGCGCGTCGTGACGCCGGATTTCATCATCATCGCCGAGGGTGCGGACGCGACCGCGGCCATCGCCGACCGGCTGCTGAGCCTGA